CGACCGTATGCCGTGCCGTATCGACGTGCTGTATGGCTACTCGGTGATCCGTCCGCAGATGGCTGTCCGCCTCTGGGGCTAATGGTTAAATTTAAGGAGTAACTAAATATGGCATTTCCGAATGGCTCAGGCGGTTATCAGATTGGCGATGGCAATCTTGGTGAGCCGCTGTTTTTTACACAGGGCGCTCCGACTGCGCTGACGGCTGCCGCTACGGCAACTGCTGCTCAGTTGGTTAATGGTCTTTTCACGTTTGACGGTACTGCTGGCAACTTGACGCTGCCTACGGTGGCTCTCCTTGAGGCTGCTTACCCGTCGATTGGTGAAAAGGTTGACTCGGCGTTTGACTTCTTTGTGACCAATTTCGACGCCGCCGATGCAGTCACTGTTGCTGTCGGCACGGGTTGGACGCTGGTTGGTGCGGGTGCGGTTGCGGCGGCTTCGTCCGGCCACTTCCGTTGCCGCAAGACCGGCTCGGGCACTTGGACCGTCTACCGCGTTTCGTAATGGCAACGCCCTCGGCGGGGAAACCCGCCGGGGGCATAACCTAAAGGGGTATTGATATGCCTAATACACAGGCAGTTGGTGTTGCCTACGCTGACCCGCAGTTGAGCAGTCTTTTCTTGGGTGTTTCGACCGTTGTGGCGACTGGCTCTGTTCAGACCGACGCTGCGGCACTTGGATCGGCGTTCACGCTGGTCACGGGGGCTGACGGTACGAAGGGCGTGATTCTTCCGGTTGCCGAGCCGGGTCAGGTAATTATTGTTAAGAACGGCGCTGCTGCTATTCTGAAGATTTACCCGGCTTCGGGCGCAATCGTGAACGGATTGTCCGCTAACGCTTCCTACAACATCGCGGCAAACACCGCGACGATGTTGGTTGCGTACAGCGCCACCCAGTGGTACAGCCTGCCGTTGTTGGCCTCGTAATATGTCCAATATCTACCTTCGCCACCCCAGACATGGGGAAAAGATCGCTATCTCATGGATGGAAGCGAGGGAAGATATGGAACAAGGATGGGAGGAGTTTGACCCCTCCAATCCTGATGAGTCTGAACCCTCGGCGTCGTCAGATGTGGCGGCGCTGGGGGATTCTCAGCATAATGCGTTGAGAACGCGTCGCCGCCGTAAGGAGTAAATCATGGCTACAACTGCTGCCGATCAAATCAACGGCGCGTTGCGGCTGATCGGGCAGTTGGCCGAGGGCGAAGTCCCCTCTGCGGCCACGTCGCAGGATGCCCTCACCGCTTTGAACCAGATGCTCGACTCGTGGAGTACCGAGCGTCTGGCGGTCTACTCGACCCAAGATCAGGTCTATAACTGGCAGCCCAACATCCGCACGATCACGATGGGGCCGACCGGCACGTTTGTAGCCGAGCGTCCTATCCTGATGGATGACGCTACCTATTTCCGTGACGCCTCGACTAACGTGTCGTATGGCATCAAATTAATTAATAACCAGCAGTACAACAGTATTGCGGTTAAGACTGTAACTTCAACGTATCCGCAGTTGATGTGGGTCAATATGACCTACCCGGACGTGGAGATTTACATTTACCCAGTGCCGACTAAGGTACTGGAGTTTCACTTCGTGTCGGTACGCCCGCTGACGCAGCCTGCTGCGCTGGACACCGACTTAGCGTTCCCGCCGGGATACCTGCGTGCGTTCCGATTTAACTTGGCCTGTGAACTTGCGGCAGAGTTTGGTGTTGAACCCTCTCCGCAGGTCCAGCGCATTGCTATGACTAGCAAGCGCGACTTGAAGCGCATCAATAATCCGGATGACCTGATGGCAATGCCTGCGGCGCTGCTCGTCAACCGACCGCGCTTTAACATCTTTACGGGCAACTTCTAATGAAGACGCCGATCCTCGGGTCGTCGTATGTAATCCGGTCGGTCAATGCTGCCGACAACCGGATGGTCAATCTTTACCCAGAGGTGATTCCCGAGGGTGGCAAGGAGCCTGCCTATCTGCAACGCTGCCCCGGCTTGTCTCTTAAGACAACTGTTGGGTCTGGTCCTATTCGTGGCTTGTGGTCGCTTGGTAATTACCTGTACGTCGTCTCGGGCAACGAGTTTTACAAACTTGACGCTAATTACGACTTTTTAGGCAACGATGAACTGTTGTTAGAAGGTGGCGGCTTTATTCTGTTAGAGAATGGCAATCCCATTTCTTTAGAAGGCGGTTCTGTTTACCTTGGCTTGGTGTCCGGTACTGGGCCTGTGTCAATGGCTGACAACGGCACGCAAATTTTTATTGCTGCAAATCCTGACGGATACATATACAACACAGCAACAAATGAATACCAACAAATTACCGACCCGGACTTTCCGGGTGCAGTGACAGTTGGCTACCTTGATGGTTACTTTGTATTTAACGAGCCAAACTCGCAACGCGTCTGGGTGACGCAGCTGCTCGATGGTTTGTCGATCGACCCGCTCGATTTTGCCAGTGCCGAAGGTTCGCCCGACGGTTTGGTGTCGCTTATTATCGACCACCGCGAAGCGTGGCTGTTTGGCACCAACAGCGTCGAGGTCTGGTACAACTCTGGCGACCCGCTATTCCCGCTAACCCGTATTCAAGGCGCGTTTAACGAGATTGGCTGTATTGCACCGTACTCGGTAGCCAAGATGGATAACTCCGTTTTTTGGCTTGGCGCCGATCCGCGCGGTCAAGGCATTGTCTACCGCGCGCAAGGTTACACAGGCGTTCGCATTTCGACACACGCCGTTGAATTTGCTATTCAAGGCTACGGTGATTTGTCGGATGCCGTTGGCTACACGTACCAACAAGACGGTCACACGTTCTACGTTCTGAACTTTACCAACGCTGACACGACGTGGGTGTTTGACGCGGCTACGGGGGCGTGGCACGAACGCGCTGGATTCCGCAACGGTGACTTTAAGCGTCACCGTGGCAACTCCCATGCTCGTTTCAACGGCGATCCGATCATTGGTGATTACCAGAACGGTCGCTTGTATGCGTTTGATTTGGACGTGTACTCCGATGCTGGCGTTACGCAGAAATGGCTGCGCCGTTGGCGAGCGTTGCCGACAGGCGCCAACAACCTGACGCGCACCGCACAACACTCGCTACAAATTGACTGCGAGACAGGCGTTGGCTTGTCGGGCTATGCTTTTACCGATACTCAATACCTTGGCAGCGAGTTGTTGCAGATTCTCCAGACCGAAAGCGGCGAAGACATTATTCTGGATGTAAATTACACCGTTGGCGCTGACCCGCAGTTGATGCTGCGCTGGTCTGATGACGGCGGTCATACGTGGAATGGCGAGCGTCAAGTGTCTATGGGACGGGTGGGTCAATACGGCACTCGCGCTATCTTCCGTCGCCTTGGCATGACCTTGAAGTTGCGTGACCGCGTGTATGAGATCAGCGGCACCGATCCGGTTAAAGTCGCCATTATGGGCGCCGAACTGCAACTGAGCGGGACTGCGTCGTGACCGTAAACATCACGCAAATCCCTGCCCCGCGCGTGCCGTTTATTGACGAGCGCACCGGGCTGATTTCGCGTGAGTGGTTTCGGTTCTTAAACAACCAGTACCAGTTGACGGGTGGCGGCACTACGCAAACTTCTATTGCTGACCTTGAGTTGTCGCCTTCGTTGGCGGCTAACGTCGAGGACGAAATGGCGGTTGTAAAGGGCCAGATAGACGATCTTCAAAAAGGTACGGCTCGATACGAACCGAACCCTGTCAACTATGGTGCGTTCTATTCAACAACGACTCAAACAGCAGCAGTGACTAATACGCCGTATGCGATGACGTTTAACAACACGTCAAATCGTTATGGCGTGTACATAGACCCCGCTGCGTCTTCGCACATCAAAGTTACTCGGCCCACTGTCTACAACATGCAGTTCTCATTGCAGTTGGACAAGACCTCTGGCGGTACTGGATTGTTCTGGGTGTGGGTCAGGGTGAATGGCGTTGATGTGCCCTACACTGGGTCGCAAGTTCGAATCCAAGGCAACAACGCTGAAGTTTTTGTGGCAGCGAACATATTTGTGCCTATGTCAAACGGAGACTATCTCCAGTTGATGTGGGCAACCGACGACACATCCGTCCAAATCTTGTCGGAAGCCGCTACTGCAGTTCATCCCGGTATTCCGTCAGTTATCCTTACTATGACGCAGGTATCTCTATGACCGTTTATCTTTCAGCCTTTGCAGGAGCCGGGGCGCAGTTCTTTACCGACGACGGCTCTGTGCTGTCGGGCGGAAAGATCTACACCTACGACGCCGGAACAACGACTCCGCGAAACACTTACACGGCGATTGGAGGAACAACGGCTAACTCCAACCCCATTATTCTCGACTCTGGCGGACGGCTGCCAGAAGACATGTGGTTAAGCGAGGGCGTTAAATATCGCTTTGTTTTGACGGACTCTAATGACGTTCAAATTGGCGAGTACGACGACATTGCTGGCATCAACGATATCTCTACGGAGACTGTTGCGTGGTCCACAATTACCGGCACGCCGACGACGTTGGCTGGTTATGGCATTACGGACGGCCTGACGACGACGGCTGCGGCAGCGACCTATGCGCCGATTGCCTCGCCCACGTTTACCGGCACGCCGCTAATCCCCGACAATGACTCGGTTAGCACGAACTACGCTGTGGGCTATCGAGAAGCCCCGCAGGTATCTAAGACGGCTAACTACCAATTAGTGCTGGCAGACCGCGGCAAGTCTATTCTGATGAACGGCACCGGCCTGACGCTGACAATTCCTGCTAACTCGGCCGTAGCGTTCCCCGTCGGCACCGTCATCATTATCGTCAACGTCAATACCAGCGCGTTGTCGATCGCCATTACCACCGACACGCTGACCTTGGCGAACAGCACCACGACCGGCACGCGCACTTTGGCGCGTAACGGCTTGGCGACTTGCGTCAAGATTGGCAGTACGTCTTGGCTAATCAGCGGAGCGGGACTGTCTTAATGAGTGGCGCTACCTTAGCAGCGGCGATTGCAGGCACGACGGGGGGAGCCGGTGCCGGTGTATTCGACTTTTCGTCGGGGTCGGGTAGCGTCACTATCCCTTCCCTTGCCACAGGCCTCACTATCGAAGTATGGGGCGCCGGCGGTGGCGGCGGTTACGGCACAGTCACCAACATCTTTGGCGAGTTTGCCTACGAGCCACAAGAAAATCCTGGCGGTGGTGGCGGCGGCGGCGCGTACGCTAAACGCGTGATTGTGCTGACCGCACCGGACGCTGGCAAAACCATCCTCTACACCGTCGGCGCTGCAGGCAACGGCGGCTCTTTGGGCGACGCTGTGGGCGGTGCTGGCACCCAGTCTGTTGTCTACGCCGGCACTTATGCGCTAGACGAAATGATCGCCACTGGCGGCT